CCTATGTTCCATGGGTTTCAATGCTTACACTTACAGGCACATTTCCACTGAGTTGCTAGATGCGTTGCTGCGCGAGTTCGCTGCACATACGCTCACCTCAAGCTCTCTGACCATTATGCATAATTTTGCTCAGAAGCACACTAGCACGAGGAATATGTCTGAAGCCATGCATTTTAATTTATTGGTGGACACAGTGAACTCTGCTTACCAACAGGTTTGCATTACACGCATAAGACAACGACAGGCGACCGGGAACGTCGGAAGGACGTTCTCGTGGCTGACGCCTGACGACTTATGACGGTTTTGCATCGGGTTGAAAGGTAAGGTGAGCGTCGGGATGTTTAAGGTCAGAGGTGTGATTTGCGATATAGAGTTGGCTTATGAGAATAATCATAGGTTGATTCTTGACCCAAGGCGCAACGCACGTGTGATCAAGAGATGGGAGAGAGCCCATGGTGCCGAGTACGTGAAGTTCAGACTTGAGCTTTTTGACGAGACCGGCATCCTACCATTCCCCGGTGCAGACTTCGATGTTAAGGAGGTTGGCGATTATAAGACGGTATTTGGACCACACATATACAGTGGGTCCATATGCTACACCTCAAGATCCGTTGCCAACCTCTCAAAAGCCCTAACGCGCATAACGTCTAAGCGCTTTCTGGATGTTCCTGGTTTGTGTGACCAGCTCCGGATGAATCAGGATCTAAATTTCCGGGTGGACGGACCCGGGGAGTTCAGTCGCATGTATGGGAGGTACATTGCGCACTTGTGTTTTTTGATAAGGACAGATATTCACAAGTTGGGGACTTTCGGTGATTCTCTTCGTGAAGCTGCGTATAAGCTACACGATAAAAGGAAGGCACGCATTCAAGCGTATACCGACCTGGAGAACAAGGCTGTCTTGGCACTTTATGACTTGTTCATGAAGTGTATCACTGGAAAAGTAAAATGTCCGGAGAATGCAAAGACTGGGAAGTACCCTCGAATGGTCGGGGATTACACTTGCCCGGGGAGTTTGCTTGGGAGTGCCCTAATGGAGTACATCAAAAAGTGTCATGAGGGGTGGTATCGGCCCACCACTGACAACTTGCAGACCTGTTTTGTCAAATCGGCAGACAGGTCAACATTAGTGAGTTGTTATGTGGAACTGTGGAACTGTCCACAGTTTACGGGCGTTTATCACTCAGACGACATGTGTGTGAGTATTCCATGTACGGATGGAGTGTTGCGAATGAACCTTGACATAAAGTCATGTGATGCTTCCAACGGTTCGCGTGTGTTTGATCTTCTAGTCAGTTTGTGTGAGGGCACGAGCTGGTTGGAAGTGGCCAAAGGGCTAAGGGATCAATGCATGCACGAATTAAAAATCCAAAACCCCTTCACAAAAGACGACGTCTTGTACCTATCTAACAATGGGGAACCGATCGAATTCAGTGGAACGACACTGACGACGGAGCTCAACAATCTGGCATCACAAGCCATTTTGATGAGCATCTACATTGGGAGCTTGGGGAAAAGCAAGGCGGAGGCGTTGGATGTGATACCCCTTTCTGCACAATCTGTTGGTTACCAGGTTAGTGTGGAGTTGGTGGAGAAGCTTGAGGATTTTCAGTTTCTGAAGACCTCACCCTTCTTAGTGAATGGAAGTATGGATTGCTTCTTGAACCTTGGTGTTGTGTTCCGGTGTATTGGGAGTTGCGATGGTGACTTACCAGGCCGTGGGGACATCGAGGCGAGAGCTGAGCAAAGGAATGGGCAGATAGTGGCCGGCATGATACATGCTGGGGACAACTGCGTCATGTCCGCGCTTCGTGGTAGGTTTCCGCTCATTGGTGGAGACAAGAAACCCGTTCACTGGTTGGTCGATGGTATGACCGGATTTGAGGAGTCAAGAGTAGACATGGACGTCTTGTGTCGCAGGTACAACGTTGGAAGTGCAGAGATCGAATATTTCATGACTGTCTTGGGTGGTGCCAAGTGTGGTGATGTTGTTCGAACCGCCTTCACGGATGCCGTGTACGCAAAGGACTACGGTTACTCGTTCTCAGATTAGGTGTAACAATCACAACCCCCTCCTCGGGTAGAGGTGCCTCTCGTACTAGTTGGG